AGAGGTCGCGCAGTTGCGCCAAGCCTTGCAACGGAGTGGCCATGAACGGCGAAACGGTGGTGACCAGAGCCAAGCACTGGTGGAAGCGGGTTGAGATATGGGTGGCCGCTGCGCTTCTTGTCCTTAGCGGAATGATCATCGGCTATCACCTTGCGATGTTTAGTGCAGGACAGGCAATGACTGCAGAGCTTGCCAATATCCGGAAAGCCTACAACGAGGCGCTGGTAAATCTGGCGAAGACGACAGGGCAGGCCGCTACAACCGCAGCCTCAGCCGCACAGACATCAAGCCAAGCTGCCAATCAGGCGGCTCAGCGAGCTAATCAAGCACTGCAACAAGTGCAGCAGAGCAACACAGAACCCAAGCAGTAGGAAAGATTATGGCTATCGACATGGCAAGGCTTCAGCGTCGTCTTGCTGCCAAGGAAGACAAGCGCAACAAGCCGTATCTGGACACCGAAGGGAAGCTGACCATAGGCATTGGTCGCAACCTGGACGACAAGGGCCTCAGAGACTCCGAGATTGCGTTTCTACTGGCTAACGACATCGATGATGCAATCAAGGATGCATTAGCTGTGGTGCCTCGCTACCAGTCTCTAGATGGAGTTCGGCAGGAAGTCATGATTGAGATGGCTTTCAACCTCGGTCGATCACGTCTGGCTGGCTTCAAGAAGATGCTGGCCGCCATTGGTAATCAGCAGTTCGACCTGGCCGCTACCGAGATGCTGGATAGTAAGTGGGCCAGCCAAGTGAAAGGCCGCGCCAAAGAACTCGCTCAGGCAATGCGTACCGGCACTTGGGGCTAACCCATGCAATCGCTCATCCTCAAGTGGGGCATAGCTGCCGCTATCGTCCTTGCACTCCTGTACGCCCCATACCGCTATGGAGTGCATGAGACTAATGAAAAGCGTGATAGCCAGGACAACGCGGCCCTTGCCAAAGCGAACGAGAAAGTCGCGGAGGCCGAGAGAAAAGCGAGAGAAACCGAGCGCAAATCAGCCGAAACGATTGCGGCTATAGAGGCCAGACTCAGCCAGGAGAACCAGAGTGCCCAAGCTGAAGATCAGCGCACTATTGATCAGCTTCGCACTGACAATCTCAGGCTGCGCAAAAGATTCTCGTGTAGCTCCACTGGAGCCGCTTCTGTGTCCACGCCCAGCACCGGTACCGGTAGCAGTGATGCAGGAGCAGCCAGCGGACTTCAGCGAGCAGATGCGGAATTTCTTATTCGACTCGCAGGACGAGCCGACGCAGTAGCGCGCCAACTGAAGGCGTGCCAATCAATCCTTCAATCTGACAGAAAAGGCCAGTGACCGAGTTTGTGTAGTCCGGCGCGGCAACCAAACGAGGAAGAGTCACATGGCCGGTGTAACGGTAACAACCCTAGACCAGTTCAATGAGCTGGAGAAGCGCGTAGAGGCGCTAGAAGCTGCGATCAAGGATTCAGGCAAGCCTGATACTACTTCGCCAGTACAAGAGCCTCAGAAGCCCGTAGAGACGCCTACAACGGCATTGAGTCTAGTGCCCAATGCTCAGGTAACGAGTGGCGACTGGGACAACGGTGTCTGGATAGCTGATGACACGGCGCGAATCTCGGTAGCCAGTGACCCTGCGCTGAAGATTGGCATCATCGGCGTGGCAGGTGATGGGGTGGCGCGTAAGGTCAAGAACGTCGAGGTATTCGGCGACAAGACCAGCGTAACCTTTGAGGGTAACAAGCTAGATCCAAGCAAGGTTGCTGGTAAGGCGGTGGTATTCACTGTCCCAAAGTCTGAGGGGTCGGCCAATGTGCCGGCCAATGAACCTGTAAGCATTCCGGACGCAAACCAGAAGCAGGCTATCCCGCTCATCTGGTGGAATCTGGTGGGGCTGGGTAATAACCCCTACGTCCAAGGCGCAGTGCTTGAGACTCACTACCGCGAGCCTCAAGAGCGTCACTGGAAAGAGATCCAGCAGCACAACATCAAGGGTATCCGCCTAGTCACGGCAGGAGAGCGATTCTGGCAGGGCTCGAAAGAAGCTGGCCTTAACCCTGCTTACACTGCTTTAATTCATACCCAATTCAAATGGGCAGCCAAATACGGCGTGACCCATATGAACATTGACCTGCATACCTATCTACGTATGTGGCGAGTCGTTCCGGCCGGCACTAGTAAGCCGGGCTACCTGTACATGGACTTCAATGGCAAGCGTACCGAGTGGACGCCCGTTGGTGCGCCTGGCGGTATGAGCTATGACGATTACGCTTGGCTGGTAGCTGCGGTATGCAAGGAATTCATGCAGTACCCCAACTTCGAAGGGGTAGGTGCTGCTAACGAGCCTCATAACCGAGGCGAAAGCGACTTCAACGTCGAGCAAGGCTACAAGGCCAACGTCCAGAAGATCGTTGATGCATGGCCCAGCAAGACGCACAAGCTTCACCTGTGTGGATGTGGATACGCCACAACCCGCAACTGGGTGGCCGTATCGAGCTGGATGGCATCGATCAAGGATCCTCATAAGGTTATTGTCTTCGAGGGTCACAACTACCTGGATGGAAATACGGGTGGTGGTGGAGCCTGGGCTAATCGCAATGAGCAGATCCCGGAAGGCAACTTCATCAAGATGGTTGAAAGCTGGGTGAAGTGGGGCGAAGACAACAACGTTGCCCTGTTCATGGGTGAGCATGGCTATCCATCGGGCAATACCTCAGCTGAGAAAGCCACAGCTAAGGGTCTTGATTACCTGATCAGCAAGCGCGTGCCGTCTGCCCAGTGGGAGTATGGCCCAGGCATCCCTAACGGTGATGTGCTTGGCCTATCCGATGACACCTTCGCCTACAAGGCCAGCCGAGTGCCAACGGTTGATCGCGCCAGCAAGACCACCGACAAATGGGGGCCAAGAGCCTAGGTGAAGGCCATGACACAGTGGAAGGTAACAACAGACGACAATGATGAGCGGATCGTAGAGGCTGACTCTGTCGTCTGGCGTGGCCGCCTAGCAACCTTTTACTGCGGCGCGGAAGAGATTGAATACTTCTACGGCGTGGTATCGATTCAAAGGGTTATAGAGTAATGACAACAAAGCAGCCTGATTGGGAGGCGATTGAGCGCGCCTACCGGGCAGGTTTGCTCTCAATCAGAGAGATAGCCTCCAACCATGGAATTACGCACGGCGCGATAAACAAGCGGGCCAAGCGTGATGGATGGGAGCGAGACCTAAAGGCCAAGATCAAGGCAAAAGCCGATGCGCTGGTATCCAAGCGCGCGGTATCCACTGAGGTATCCACCAAAAGGGCGGAAACCGAAAGGGAGATCATTGAGGTTAACGCTGAAGTCATTGCGAACATTCGCATGGCTCATCGTGGTGATATCGCTCGCGGTCGTCGATTGACCAACAAGCTGCTAGATGAGCTTGAGTCGATGACAGATAACCGCGACCTATTCGAGCAGCTCGGCGAGCTTCTCCATGATCCAGACGACAACGGGATGGATAAGCTGAATGACCTGTATCAGAAGGTCATCGCTTTGCCCGGTCGATCCAAGGTCATGAAGGAGATGGCTGAGACACTGAAAACCCTTGTCACTCTGGAACGTCAGGCCTACGACCTGGATGTGAAGAGCGGCAGTAACGATGCAGACGAGCTATCTAAGCTGATGGATGAGCTGTCTAAGGAAGCCTAGCGATGAAGCCCGAGCATCTGAAATTGCTACGGGATAAGCTATGGCGACTGAACAACCTGTACTTCATCACTGATAAGCAGGGTAAACAGACCCGCTTCAAGATGACCAGCGAGCAGCTGGAGTACTTCGAAGGCCTGCATACCCGGAACATTATCCTCAAGGCCCGCCAGCTTGGCTTCACGACTGAACAATGCATCATCCAGCTGGATGCGGCGTTATTCGAGTCAGCCAAGTGCGCCTTGATCGCTCATACCCTGAATGACGCCAAGCGCCTGTTTCGGGAGAAGATCAAGTACGCCTATGACCATCTTCCCAAGGAGATCAAGGCAGCCAACCCGGCAAGCAATGATGCTGCAGGTGAGCTGGTGTTCAGTAAGGGTGGATCGCTGTACGTCAGCACCTCATTTCGAGGCGGTACGCTGCGTTACCTGCATGTGTCCGAGTTCGGGAAGATCTGCGCCAAGTACCCTCACAAGGCACGCGAGATCGTCACTGGTGCGTTTGAGGCCGTAGCCGCTGATTGCTACGTGACTATCGAATCCACTGCGGAAGGTCGGTCAGGGTACTTCTTCGACTACTCACAGAGCGCCGAGAAGCAGGCTTTGACTGAGCAGCCGCTTGGCCCGCTGGACTGGAAGTTTTTCTTCTTCTCCTGGTGGAAGAATGACCAATACTGGCTTGAGCCCATAGGGGCTCTACCACAGCGCCTGATCGATTATTTCGCTGATCTGAAGGGTAAGTACGGGATTGAGCTGAACGAAGGTCAGAAGGCTTGGTACGCGGCCAAAGAGAAGACGCTAGGCGAGGACATGAAGCGGGAATACCCGTCGATCCCTGCCGAAGCCTTCCAGCAGTCAATCGAGGGTGCTTATTACTCCAAGCAGTTCGCCAAGCTGTACGCCAACAAACGTATCGGCCAGCTGCCAGATAACAGTCATCAGCCGGTAATGACCTTTTGGGATATCGGCGTGGGCGACTCGACGGCGATCTGGTTCGTTCGAGAGGTGGGCAATGAGTTTCACGTCGTTGACTACTACGAGAACTCTGGCGAAGGCCTAAGACATTACCTCAAGGTGCTCAAGGATAGGGGTTATACCTATAGCGAGCACTGGGGTCCTCATGACATTGATAACCGTGAGTTCGCCGGTGATGGCCGCTCACGCAGACAGCTTGCCGCTGACGGATACGAGATCGACGGCAAGAAATACAGCATCCGCTTCAATGTAGTCCCCCGACTGGGTGTGGATGAGGGCATCGAACTCGTTCGCGAGGTCCTTCCGCGCTGCGCCTTTGACGAATCCAAGTGCGAGACCGGCATCAACTGCCTGGAAAACTACCGCAAGGAATGGGACGACAAGAAAGGCTGCTGGAAAGACAAACCATTACATGACTGGTCATCGCACGGATCGGATGCGTTCCGTTACTTCGCCGTGGCAACGCAGCGCAGAAAGCCAGTCACCTCAATATCTATGGGATTTGCACGCTGATGTCCGACGTCACATATACAAGGCCCGAGCTGACAGCCGCGCTTAGCCGTTGGCGGCTCGTGCGAGACGTCTGCAAAGGCTCTGAACGCATCAAGGAAAGCAAGAGTTTCTACTTGCCCCAGCCCAACCCGGAAGACAAGAGTGAGGCCAACCGGGCGCGCTATGACTCCTACCTTGCTCGTGCGGTGTTCTACAACGCCACAGGGCGGACTAAGAACGGCTTAATAGGCGCGGTGTTCACTACATGGCCGACGCTCAAGGTTCCCTCTCTGCTCCAGTACGTCAGCGAGGATATCGACGGTCAGGGCGTCAGCATCTACCAACAGAGTCAGGCGGTCATCGGGCATCTGCTCGAAACTGGCCGGCACGGGCTTCTGGTGGACTACCCAGCCATTGACGGCGGGGCATCGCTTGCTGACATGCAGGCCGGGCGCATTCGGGCTACGGTAACGGGATACAAGGCCGAGGACATCATCAACTGGCGTACCCGTCAGGTAGGTGGTCAGCACGTCCTGTCCCTTGTAGTTCTGAAGGAGCAATACGAGGAAGACACCGCGGATGGGTTCGGTCAGGAGGTCAAAGACCAGTACCGAGTGCTCAGGCTGACCGAAGAAGGTCGATACGCAGTCGAGATCTGGCGGAATGAGGGCGGCTGGAACATCTTTGACGCTCGTGAGCCAACAGATGGTCGCGGCGCTGCCTGGACTGAAATCCCGTTTACCTTCCTGGGATCACAAAGCAACGACGCCAATCTCGACGATGCCCCGCTATACGACATGGCGGAACTGAACATTGCCCACTACCGGAACAGTGCTGACTACGAGGACAGCGCCTATCTGGTGGGTCAGCCTCAGGTCTGGATGTCTGGCCTCGATGAGCAGTGGCGAGACCATATGGAGGAAACCGGGATCTACTTCGGGTCACGTGCGCCGCTGCTGCTTCCCAATGGCGGTCAGGCAGGCATCCTCCAGGCTCAGCCCAATACGCTAGCTAAAGAGGCCATGGACGCCAAGGAACGCCAGATGGTGGCCTTGGGTGCTCGCCTGATCGAGCAGGGTAGTGGAGCCAAGACAGCCACGCAGGAACAGAACGAGAACGCTGCCGAGCATTCGGTTCTCTCCCTGGTCGTCAGCAACGTATCCGAAGCCTACAGCAAGGTGCTGGAGTGGATGGGTCTCTTCATGAATGCCAACGGCAAGATGGAGTACACCCTCAATCAGAACTTTGTCCGCGTACAGATCGATGCGAACCTGCTTGCCAACCTGATCAAGGGCGTTCAGGCCGGGCTGATTCCTCAGTCCGACTTCTGGCGTCAGCTGCGTGACTATCAGCTGATTGACCCTGAGAAGAAGGACGATGCGATCAGAGACGAGCTTGAGACCACGAGCCCAGGGCCAAACCTAGACGACGAGGGTGACGACAATGGCGGCGAATCCAGCGCTGTTTGATGCCACGGTTCGCCATGCCGTCTTACTCGAACAACTCAAGGCCAATGAGGTCGCCAAGTTTGCCCCGTTCCTAAAGGAGCTTGATCGAAAGATCAGGGCCAAGCTGAGCGACCCGGATATCACCGAGTACACGCGCAAGCGGCAGGAGAAGCTGCTAGAACAGGTTGATAGCCTGTTGCTGGGTATCTTCTCCCGCTTCACTGATCAGCTTCAGTTAGATCTGGTTGACCTTGCGATGTACGAAGCCCAGTTCGAGGCATCTAGCCTGAACAATGCTGCGGCAGTGGCTACGGCCAATACCTCGGTAGCGGTGACGTTCGAAGCGGTCCTGCCCGGCGCGGCTGCGATCAAGGCGGCAATCCTGACCAACCCCTTGAGTGTAAGAGGGGTAGACGGTGGAAAGCTGCTTGAGGCCTTCATCCAAGGCTGGACGCAGACAGAACGCCAAAGGGTGGTCGGTGCGATACGTCAGGGCTTCTTCGAGGGCCAGACCACAACGCAGATCATCCAGGCTATCCGGGGTACAAAGGCCCAGCAGTACAAAGACGGCATTCTGGCTATCACCGATCGCAACGCCGCGGCAGTGGTCAGGACAGCGGTTCAGCATGTCGCCAGCCAAGCACGCAATGAGACGCTGAAGGCCAATAGCGATGTAGTGACTGAGGTGGAATGGGTCAGCACACTCGACTCACGCACGACACCAGTGTGCAAATCCCTTGATTCTAGGCGGTTTCCTGTTGATTCAGGCCCTAGACCTCCTGCGCACGTTGGCTGTCGCTCAACGGTGGTAGCCATCACCAAATTTTCGAAGCTATTCAGTCAAGGCGCTACGCGGTCCTCTAAGGGGGCTGAAGGTGGAAAGCAGGTCAGTGCATCGCTCAGCTATTACGAGTGGCTTAAAACGCAGCCTGCGAGCTTTCAGGACCAAGCGCTGGGCAAGGCAAGGGCAAAGCTGTTCAGGGATGGCGGATTGAGCGCTGATCGCTTCTCTCAACTCCAGCTGGACAGGAATTTTTCACCGTTAACGCTTGATGAGATGAGGGCGCTTGAGCCCTTGGCATTCGAGCGAGCGGGTATCTAAGCGCAGGCAGGGCCTGCATCACGTCTCAGGGAGACACCATGCTCAAGTATCAATTGGACAGCCTTGAGGGGCTGGAGGCTTCGCTCGTCCCGCTTTATGTCGAAAAGGACGGTAAGTACTACCTCCAAATCGATGGCGTTCCGCAGTCTCAGCCTAACGAAGATGTCACCGGGCTCAAAGCCAAGGTGGAAGAACTCCTGGCTGAGAAGAAGGCCGAGGCCAAGAAGCGACAGGAAGCCGAAGAGGCAGCCAAGCGCGCAGCCGAGGAACACGCCCGCAAGACAGGCGACGTCGATGCCCTTCAGAAGTCCTGGGAAGAGAAGTACACCAAAGCGCTGACCGACAAGGATCAGACGGTTCTCTCTCTGCAGGCCCAGATTCAAAAGCTGACCGTAGGCGCTACCGCAGCATCCCTTGCAGGCGAACTCGCCGTACAGGGCAGCTCTGGCGTTCTGGAAAGGCTGATTGCTCCACGTCTGAGCATGGAAATCCGAGACGGTAAGCCAACTGTTGTGGTGCTCGACTCTGAGGGTCGCCCATCCGCCATGACAGTGGCCGAATACAAGGCAGAAATCACAAACGATCCGGCATTGGCACCGCTGATCGCAGGATCGAGAGCTACCGGCGGCGGGGCTGGTGGTAGCAAGAGCGGCGGGGCCGCAAAGAGTTTCAATCAACTAACTGGAATGGAGCGAGTAGAGCTCCGCCGTACCAATCTCGCCGAATACGAGCGCCTGAAAGCGCAGTCGGCAGCTCATTAAGGAAATAAGCAATGCCTACCATTCTCTCTGATGTGGTCTTCCGCGACGAACTCCGCGATTACATCAACGTAAACACCTCCGAGCGCACCGCGTTCTTCGAATCAGGCATTCTGGTTCAGAACAACGACATGGCTCAGCTGTTGGCTAGCCCTTCCAACACCTTCACCATTCCGTGGTGGGTGGATCTGGATGCGTCTATCGAGTCGAACTACTCGAACGACGTGTACACGGACATCGCGGTACCGCTGTCTGTGACCAGTGCAAGCATGCAAGCGCGTGCGGCCTACCTGAACGAAGGCTGGAACTGCATGAACCTGGTGAAGAACATCACCAAGCAGGACCCGCTTGAGTTCGTGGCTGGCCGTCTGACGAGTTACTGGCAGCGTGTAGCACAGCGCCGCACCATTGCCAGCGTTATCGGTATCTACAACGCCAACGTCGCTAACAACGGCGGTGACATGGTTATAGCCGCGCCCGGAACCATTGATGCAGCTTCGATCATCCGTGCCAAGGCCACCATGGGCGACTACTCCGGTCAGCTGGGCGGCTTAAGCGTCATTGCCATGCACTCGGCAGTACAGACTGAGCTGCAGATTCTCAACCTGATCGACTTCACCCCCCTTGCGGATCAAGTGCCAGAGTTTGGCCGCTTCCAGGGTATGCGTGTTGTGGTTGATGACAGCATGCCTGTGATTGGCACCGGCGCCGAAGCTCGCTACCTGTCTGTCATCTTTGGCCCAGGTGCCATCGGTTACGAAGAGCAGCAGCCGGCGGGCGAAGACGGCCTTGAGTATGAGCGCGCCCCGGATCGTGGCAATGGTGGCGGTACCGAGACCCTGTGGACTCGCCGTAACTATGTCATCCACCCGCTGGGCTATTCCTTCCTGTCCACCACTATCACCGGTACCCCAGGCACTAGCCGTCCTGTGTCGGCTAGCTGGGCTGATCTGGCCTTGGCTACCAACTGGGAGCGCAAGTTCAACCGGAAGGAAGTCCCACTGGCTTTCGTTACTTCCACTGTATCGGCCTGATCCCATGCTGGCCCCTTCGGGGGCTGGCTGATCTAAAGGAGAAACCGCATGACCATCGAAAAAGACAAGTACATTGACCCGAATGAAAAAGCTCGTTGGGGTTTTGGCGGTACAGCTGAAAATATCACTGTCGGACCGCAGACTGTCGGCGAGACCGGCGGCGTAGAAACAGCCCGTACTCCGGTAGATGAGACGGCGGCACGTAACAACGGCGGCGGGGCTGACGAAGCTACTGGTGCCGCAGCATCCTCAAGCGACAGCCTGACCAAAGACCAGATCAAAGCCCAGCTTGACGCCAAAGGTATCGAGTACAGTGCCACGGCCACTAAGGCCGAACTGCT